CATGAAAAAATACTTGTTTGCTATCATGGCCGCATAGACACAACAGTTGCCACAACAGTTTTGGATGTTGTTGTAATGTGTACCAGTGTTTGTTAAAGTACTCATTCACTGCCAACACATAATGTTCTGCAACATCCCTATTGTTGCTTTTAACACTGCTGATGTATCGATTGAGGATGAAAAATTCACCTTTAATACGTTTGCGTTCGTCTTCGTTAACATCATCCCATAGAGATCTTGCCCCGAGATCAATGGCTGCTAATTTTTCTTTGAGTTCGAGTTTTTCACTCACTGCGGATTATCCTTGCTTAGTCTGTATATCATTATAGCACGATCCAAGGCCTTTTGTAAAGCAGGATTGGTGGGAGCCATACGGCGAATTTCACCCCACATCTTGTCTTCCATAATGCGATCATATAAGGGTCTTCCATCATTAGTGCGAGAATCTAGTTTGTGATCATAACCAATTATTTGGCGTGTGCTCGAGTCAGAACCAAACTCTCTAGCGTATATTTCCTCACCATTTCGCTCGTATATATAAGTTGCGCCTGGAGTTAAGGAACCCATAATAAATCTTCCATAGTATACAACTGTTGCATAAAAGAAGACGGATTGTCAAGTACACTACGCTCAAGATCGCCTGCTCTTCTAGGGCATACCCTAACATCAAATTCACAGTTATTGACTTTCTTATATAGGTTAATCATTTGTTTAACTGATGTTCCAACTCCATGGCCTAAGTTTTCTATTTGATTAGTTGACCTATCAATTGCTTGTTCTAGAAAAATTATTTCATATGTCTATATTGATCAATCATTTTAACAAATTTAGGCTCTTTAACTCTGTCGCCTTTTCCGGTCCAGATATAAGAAACTCCGTTTTTACCAAATTTATAATCAGTATATCTTAAATCCATTTTTTTAATTTCGTTTCTTCCAATCATACCATTTAGTATTGCTTGATCCGCGGCAAATACTAATTTATTATTTTTGTATGCATCCATTAATAATTCGGCCAATATGTATCTTGTTCGATCTGCTCCAAATCCTACTGCACTAGCTAAACTTTTTATTTGTCCACCTTTAAGTCTTGTGGGAACCCAACTTGATTCTAAATCTTTAAGAAATTCTGTTTGAGGAATGGGGTTAACTACAACACTATCAACATCTAAATCAATAACTAGAGTATCGTCTGTATAAATTTCTAAAACTCTAGCATACCGAGCTACTGACCAATACAATCCTTTTGATGCCCAGTCGGTAAATTCAGAAGGAGTATTTTCTGTCGAGTACGAGCAGTTATGAGAAGAAAGCCAGACAATGTCTGAAGGAGTTGGATCAAACACATGAATATGTATGTGAGCCCAGGGACAGTATTTTTGAATTGAAAAAAATAAAGGTTTAGTCCAATTATTGAGGTATACAGTATCACAGGCTAACATAAACCCGTGTTTGTTTATTTTGTTTTTTAAATTTAATGGTATCATATTGATTATTTATAAACTTAATAAAATACAAATAAATATTCTACTAACAGCTTTTTGAATTAAATTTTCCTAATACAGCCATTGCCCCTAACATATAATTTTTTGTAGTATCTATTGCACATATACCGTGTCTATCTAATATTGCTACAAGCGATTGTTCGTTAAAAAAGTTTATATGCTCCCCTATTATAACATCATCTGGCGGAGGATTCCTATATACCGGAACCTCTATATAAATCCAGCTGTCTGTAACCATGTATGATTTTAAAATATTAATTAATTCATCCATATCCGATTTATGTTCTAGTACCTGACAGCACATGATAAAATCCATAGGATCTTTATCAATTGTTGGATTTAATTTTTTAATTCCGTCTAAGGGTTCTACACCACTAATATCGTAAACATATTTAATGGCTTTTGTGAACGCTGGAGGAATTAGTTCTCCAGCACCCCCACCATAATCTAATACTGAATTTATTTTATTAGAGTCAATGTTTCGTCCAATCATTTCTGTAATAAACTCTAATCTATCGTTAATATAATTTGTATTAAAAATAGAACTAGTTTCATACTTTGGTTCGCACTCTAATCTCATCCTATTGTATTTTTCACCCCTGTAGTCTTTATATAAGTTTGCTTCTTCTTCATTAGTAAAACGAATTCGAGAAGCTGAGAATCCGCAATCATTACAGGTAACTAACAAGTTGGGCATATTAATCATCGGTTTATTTCCTGTTGTTCTCCACGAAACAAATTGAGATAGATACGCAGTTTTTTTAGAAACATTAGTTGACCCGCACCCTGCACAGTGATCAATAGTGTACATTATTGGTTTCCTCTATGTATGTTGATAATCCGTGCTTCATGCCATTTAATTTAATTTCTAGAGATGCTAAATTATTGTTATCACCTGTATAATTGTTTGCACTATGAGACACAATTTCAAAATCTGGACTAATGTTATTCAACTCGCAAAACATAGATAACACCTGACTAATCTTAAACTTTTCTTTATATACTGCATTAACATCTTTAACTGCCCACGTGTTGTCAATGCAGTGATTAACTATCTTCAATAAATCTTGAACACTAAAGTAATCAAAAAATCTATCATCGGTGATCTGTAATTTTTGATTTCCTTTAGATAGGAATTTTGGAAAAACTCTAGTAGGGATTTCACCTTGTCCGAAACAATTAAAAATTCTTATTGTAAAAAAATTATTGCGATCGTAACATAACCGACTTTTTAAGTTTTGACCAAACCCGTAACTGTCCGTTGGTATTCGATCAAATATCTCCAATTCTTTGGCCTTGCATATATCTCTGGATCTGTCATACTCAGCCCCAGAAGCCATATTAATAAATTTGCCAAACAAATCCGAGTTATTATAAAAATTCATAAACATACCGAGATTATTCCACGTATCTTTTATTCCATTAGGATCTGCCATTGTGGCAGCGGCATTAACAACAACATCAAATTTATTTGTTTTGAGAAATTCGACTACTTTAACGGTATCCAACAAATTTAATGTTTCTCTGGAAACTGGAACAACCTCGTGTTTGTTAGATAGGTTTCCTACTATTGATGACCCAACAAATCCCTTGGCTCCTAATACTGCTATTTTCATGTTGGGATCCCATACAATACACAGTCAAAACTATTATAGTAGTGTTGTCTTATATAAAATTTATAATCAGTACATACAGATAATAATTCTAAAGGAATCTCCCATAGGTCATCTGGCTTATGATATAGCGATATAGTTAGTACCGGTCTATTCTGTTTGATAGTATTGTAAGCACCTTTGATGGCACTTATTTCAGAACCCTCTACATCAAGTTTAATAAAGTCAACAGATTGGTTATGTAACAATTCGTCAAGTGCTACTGCCGCTATATGCATTTTTCCATCATCTGATACTGAACTGCCTTCGCCGCCGGCTGCGTTAAATCTTAAAATCTTGTAGGAATCTGTTAATGCCATTGGCATACATGTTAAAGAATGATTCTCAACATTTTTAATTAATTTGCTAAAATTAGCAGGGTCTGGTTCAAAGAGATAAGCATGTTTAACGGTAAGTCTATTGCTTAGATCTAAATATGTATCGCCATCATATGCTCCACCGTCTAGATAAACAATTTCTTTTGGAAGATTATCTAACGTTAGATAATTAAAATACTGAGCATCGGTGTCTACATCTTCTGCATATGAAATCTTCTTTCCCAGTCTAAACAAACAAATATCAATTAGGCATTGTTTACTGCGTTCATCAGATAATAAATCATATACTGTTTGTATGCGATCGAGATTTTTAATAATTACATCTGGATGGCTCAACCAATATCTCCAACCTAATTTTTTTTGAAATTGTGTATAAAGATTCCAAGGCATATAAATGTCTGTAAACCCTAAATCGTTAGCCTGTTTTTTTAGATTACTAAATGGCACACCCCCATTAAAAATTCCTATAGCTAATTGCGTTGTATTAGGAACATCAATTAGTGATTTAACAGATAACCCCATGATGCTATCTGTTGTTGGATTAGTTTCTACAAATCCCTGTAGATCAAATCCTTCTTCTAACAATATTTTAGCAAGTGAACGACCGAATGTACCTGTACCAAATATCCAAACTGGTCTGTGATCTAAGTTACAAACTTCAATATTATTACATTGTTCACCTAAAAATTCAAAATTCATTTTATAGTCTTTGCGGATTCTCTTACTGATTTAATTTCTTGAGGATCTAAAAATGGAAACATGTCATCAAGGTACTGCGGTATAAAGTTACCATTGTCATCTAATCTAGCTTTCATTCTAGGAGCAAAACTTTGATCAGGGTCTACCATAATATTAATTAAAAGCGGACCGTTACTTTGAATAAGATCATCTAGTGTTGTAAGATCTTGTTCATTACTTATAGTTGCTGACTTTATACCATATGCCTCTGCTACTGCGGCAAAGTCAGGAAAGTCTACACCAGACTCCGGAGTTGCCCCAATGATCTTTCCAAAGAAATTTTCGTGTGTTTGTTTTATAGATAGGTATCCTTTATTATTCAAGACCACCACAATAAGATTAGTGCCAGCAGTTTTTAATGTTTGTAATTCTTGAATGTTCATTTGTAAACTACCATCCCCAGCAAAACAAATCACACGTCCTTTATCTGCTACAGAAGATCCAATTGCCGCAGGAAGATCGTATCCCATTGATGCTGAACCTGAATTACTAAACAATCGTTGTTCTGATTTTAAGTTCCCTACCTGAAAGGGTAGTATACAAGCAGATGCGTTGCCACAGGCAATTATATCATTATCTCTTAATTGTTGAAAAATGCGGTCAACAACAATGTATGGATTTAGAGGGGCGCCCGGTATTTGAGAATGATCGTTAATGGCTGCATATTTGTTACCGATATCTCTACACCATACTGCCCATTTGTTATAACTAGGTAATTTTGTTTCTAATATCATAGTTTCAAAACAATCTAGAAATTGATTAATATCTGCTACAATAGGCTGGTCTGGTCTAATAGTTGGCTTACCTAATTCAGCAGGATCAACATCAACTTGCGCCAACCATGCATCTTGAGCAAACGCATTCCAGTTGTATCCGGTCTGACGAATATTTAATCTAGATCCTAATACAAGTACAAAATCCGAGCCCTGAAGACAAAAATTGCCAGCCCTAGTTCCGATTGCTCCGGGGCGGCCGGCAAACAACGGATGATTAGAACGAATCAAATCATGTGTCCATGCAGTTGACAACGGGATGCCTAGTCTTTCTATTAATGCAAGTAACCTATCTTTGGCTCCTGCCAAACGAACCCCGGTCCCACCTAGTATTAAAGGTCGTTTGCTAGATTTTAATTTTTCAATTAATATCTGACATTCTTTACGAAGATCTGTTTCCTGGGGATCTGCTATTGGGCAGTATGAAGGAATATTTAATTCTTCTATAGAATTTTGTATATCTAAAGGTATGTCTAACCAAACAGGCCCAGGGCGGCCACCAATGGCTTGAGCGTATGCTTCGGGTAACATAGTTTTTAGATCCGAAGATTCTCTAACTAATTTTGCGTATTTACATATTGGAGATACCATAGCAATAGTCGGACCTTCTTGATCACCTAATTGTCTAAGATTGGGTAAATCGTAGAATGACACACACGTATCTCTTTTAATTTGTCCTGAAATTACTATCATTGGAATAGAGTCTGTAAACGCACCGTATACTCCGTTCATAGCATTGATGGGACCTGGACCAGTAGTTACCATAACAAGCGCAGGTTTACCAGTTATTCTAGCATACCCTTCTGCAGCCATAGCACATGCTTGTTCATGATGCATAAATGTACATTTTAGTTTTGGATGAGAGCCAAGGTCGTAGTTCAAAAACATTGACCCGCCACCAGTTACAGAAAAAACTTGCTCAATACCGTGTTTAACTAACCAGTCTGCAATTTGTTTCGATACTCTAATTTTCTTATTATCCATTTAATACCTTATTTGCTAATTCTAAATGATCGCTAAATGTTGTTATACCAGTTGTGTCTACACCATCATTGTATCCGCCCTCAAATAAGGCAAATTTAACATCTGCGTTTTTAGCAGTTGCTCGATCGACTGTGCTGTCGCCTACAAATATTGTGTCCTGCTTGCTAATATTTAAATTATCGCAACAGGCCAATAAATTTCTAGGGTCTGGTTTTGTAGTTAGTAAATCACCCCCTGCAACAACATACGAAAAATACGAACTTATGTTTAATTCGTGAAGTATCTTGTCAGTTAGGTCACGTACCTTGCTTGTACAAATAGACAATTTAATATTACTATTATACAGTAAAGATAAAGTTTGGTCTACATTTTTATACAAAGGTATATGACCTAGTTCAAGTTTTCTTAACCTTTTGCGAAATTCTTGTAGATAAATCTTAGCAGTGCCTTCATCTTCAAATTCTAAAGAGTTAGAAATTAAACTAGTACCACCTAAACTTAACCAAGGCACAAATGCAGAATTAGGAAGAGGGGCTCTGCCCAATTCTTGACGAAGTTGATTTAGTACATAAATGGTTGAGGGTGCAGAATCTATTAGTGTGCCGTCTAGATCATATACCACAAGTTTTACAGACATTATAAACCACGATGTAGTATCAAGTTCCTTAACGATTCGTTTTCATTGTACGGACCGTTGATGTCATTAATAGTTAATGGATTGTCTGCTTTAATTGATTTAATCAAAGTTTCACCATTTATAATTTCTCTGCAACTCAACTGACCTTTTTTTAATGGGATTGACAAATAGAAATCCTTTAAGAAACCTTCTTTGGTAAAAACATAACCTTCTGGAAGATCTTTTTTTGCGTATGCCCCGCGGACTAATGCGTCAAGGTATTCTGTTTCGCTTCGTGTAATAACACGGCGTGATGTACTATTGCCTCCGCACATTTCTTTGGCTTTATGAAATGCTTTAAACCATTGATCACATTGTTCTGGTAATGAGCAGTAGTTTGAAACTGGCACACCTTCATAGTTAATGTCCACATGGCGTTCCCAAGTTCTAGCACCTTTACCATAACTGAGAAGCATACTTGAATGCCAATCGTGATATTCGTGTGTACTTAGACCGACAACATGATCTGGATAACGTGCTTTTAGATAATCAATTTGATCTAACTGTAGGATATCGTCTTCTGACGGATACAAAGAAATGCAATGATTGATTGCAAGTGGAATATTACGCTTTTCAAAATAACGAACTAGATCATCAAGATCTTTTTCACTTGCGCCACCTGTACTAGCAATAACAGGACGACGGGTTGATGCAATTTTATCAATCAATACCCAGTCATTAACATCCGAACTAGCCAGTTTGATAATTGGCATGTTAAACTCAACGCACAGGTCAACACTCTTTTCATCAAACGGTGTTGCCATCGGAATACAGCTTACATTTCGAATTTCTTCAATCATCCGAGCAAAATCTGCTTTGCTAAGTTTAGTAGCTTCGGTTTTCTTAATATAACGATTTTCTTGATTACCCTTAAACTCAGGATGAATAAATTCGTCTACATCTCTAAATTGTAGTTTAATTGCGGCCTTAACATTGTTAAATTTAATAACTGCCGCATGATCGCGAATAATTTTAAGACCACGGTCTAATTTGCCCCAATGATTATTTGCTGCCTCTAGGACAAACAAATTTTCAAATAAATCTCTATCTTTTTGTGAAATCATTTTTCTCTCTTTATACAAATAAACTCATAAACCCATCAACTTTCTCACCTATGTAAGATATTTGGTCTGGAGTAATTACCGGACTACAACCATGAAAGAAAGTATTCTTCATAGTGTAGGTTGCTATAGGATAGTTGTCACGGGCATCTGCAGGATTCATTAAATGTAAATATGCAGGTTGCAACATAATATTGCCCGCAAAATAAGGACGAGTTTGAATTAGATTTTCTTCTAAGTAATCAACTATATCCATACGAGTAAATGGAGCACCTTCACGGATAGTCAAAGGAAAAGCAAACCAACTGACATCTGCTTTTTCTCTGGCTCTAGGCAAGTGGAAAAACTCTTCATACTTTTCATAGATAGCAAACAATAGATTGTAATTGCGTTGACGCAAGGCATGAATCTCTGGAAGTTTTTTAATCTGTTCAAGACCCATTGCGGCCTGCAGTTCAATTGGCTTTAGGTTGTAACCAATTTCATCGTATACATATTTGTGATCAAATATTTCACCCGGCATCTCCGGAATCCACTCGTTAAAGCGTTTGCCACAAGTACCGCACTTTAACTTGTTTGCTTCTGGACCAACACAGTAACATCCGCGGCCCCATTCGCGCAAACTACGCACAATAATTTCTTGTTGAGGATCGTTCATGGCAACAAAGCCACCTTCGCCCATTGTCATATGGTGTGCTGGATAAAAAGAGCACGATGCCATTTCGCCAAACGATCCCAACGGCTTGCTATCATAGGTAGTGCCTAGTCCATCACAACAATCTTCTAATAGAATTAAGTTGTATTTGTTAACCAGTTCCATTACTTTATCCATATTAGGTGGATTCCCTAATACATGAGCAAACGTTATAATTTTAATGTCTGGGTCACTGGCAAGTATCTGTTCTGCCTGAGTTAAATCGATGTTTAAAGTATCAATTTCAATGTCACAGAATACAGGAGTAAAGCCATTTTGTATAGTTGGATTGAGTGTAGTTGGAAACCCTGCAATAGGCATCAATACTTTTGTCCCAGGTGGAAAATTATGGCCGCGTTTCGATTTCATAGCAGCCATCATCAACAAGTTGGCACTGCTTCCAGAATTAGTCAATACACCTCGAGTCTTACCAAATTCTCTAGGAAATGTTTTTTCGAATTGCAAGCTCTTATTACCCATAACTAACCAGCCGTTGAGTAGAGCTTCAGCCGCTGCTACATATTCATTGGCATCAAAATATGGGCCGGCATAGTTGACAAAGTCCTTACTGGCTATCCATGTCTTTTCTGCTTGTTTTTGTTCTATAAGAATGCGAATCTGTTCTAAAATTTCTTTCATAAATCACCAAATAAAATTATTTTGATAGTACCTAACAACTTTTTCTAACTCTGTATCAAAATCTGCGTTTGCTGACCAACCTAAACTTTTTAATTTAGTGTCGTCAATGCTATATCTTAAATCTTGGCCAGGTCGAATCATATCAGTCAAATATTTTTCAATTTCTGTATCACCGTTAACTAACTTAATAATCTTTTTAACTACTTCGATATTTTTTTCTTCGTAATTGCCTGATATATTAAAAATTTCGTTTGTAACACCTGATTCAATAATGGTAATTACAGCTCTGGCAGTATCTTCCGCATGTAACCATGTACGTACCGGGGTTCCTTTATTATGTAGATCAATCTTACGACCGACCGACAAATATTTTACACTTTTAGGGATTAATTTTTCAACATATTGACCTATGCCATAATTATTTGTAGGCCTTAAAATTACATAAGGTAATCCATAAGTTCTGTTCCATGCTAGCACCAACATATCCGCGGCCGCCTTGGTTGCCGAATACGGATTACTAGGTTTTAATAGATCAGTTTCAGTGTGTGAACCTTCTAAAATATCTCCGTAAACTTCGTCGGTACTAAAATGCAATAGTACAGGAATTCTATGCTTTTGTTTTTGATTAATTAGTTTTAGAATGTGATGAACACCTTCGATGTTTGAATGCACAAAATGATCACTGCGTTCGATTGAGTTATCTACATGAGTTTCGGCGGCAGTGTTAACAATATAATCACAATCATATAACATATCTAGGTCATTTATGTCTGATTTAATAAATTTAAAATTTGGATAATTTTTAAATTCTGTTAAAAAAGTTTCATTACTAGCATATGTCATCTTATCTACACCGATAACATACCAACCGAGACTTAAACAATGTCGGGTTATATGAACTCCTATAAATCCTAGACAGCCTGTAACATAAACTATACGGGTTTTCATTTACTAAATCCCACAGTCTCTCTTTCTATATCGTTGTGATCAAATTCTGCCCAATACAGTTCAAAGGCTATACAGTCAGTGACAGATTCGAACTGATGATATTCGCCGGGTGCAACTTTTGTATACTGCCCAGCAGTCAATACAGTTTCATCCACTAGGTCATAATTATTTTTCCAAACACGAATGATCATCTCTCCAGATTCAACAAAGAATCCGTTCCATTTAAATTCATGTTTGTGTTTTGAACACACACCACCCGCCTTGGCCTCGATTCGATGAAATTCTAATACTCCGTTGGCCTCTAACAATTCTGTTTGGCCCCATATTTTACCTTGTTTCATAATATTTTACTCATGTCAATTATTTCGCTCTGTCTACTTATCTCTTTTGTAAAATAGACACAGGACGGTTTGGGACCTTCGTGTAACGGCACTGACAACAAATGATTGTTTTTTAATTTGGGAAAAAACCATTTAACATCATTATAAAAATTTACAATTTCGATTTTGCGAAAATCAATTTTAAAACTGCTAAGTGGGTTAAAACAAAATGCTTCAAATCCACGATCATTTAAACTAGTCAGTGGCAACACTTCAATGTCTGCTCCTGTTTGACTGTCACCTACTGCTATGCTCCAATCAATGGGCATGGTAATTTCATGGTTGTCTATTCTCAACACCATAGCCGGACTGTTGAAACTTTCTAAGAATATCAAAGGAACAAAAAAGAAATCTGGTTCTTTTGGGTCACTATTGTCCAACACTGCGAATCGCATGTCGTCATCTACTTCTTCTGGTAGGTTGTTTAAATCAAAACCTTTGTTATCTAATGTTAAAATGTACATGTTATTTCCAATCAATTTTTTCTTGTGTAAAAGGATACTTGGCGTCTTTATAGAATTTTTTTCTAGCAGTCAAGTGTCGCTTTGCGTATTTGCATGTACTGGTAATATCCCATATCATGACATGGTCTTTGTCGTCTGCTTTTCTAATGCCCCGCCCAATACTTTGTATAACTCGGACAAAGCTCTTTCCGGGCTCCAAAAGAACCAGATTAAAAATACGAGGAATATTAATACCCACAGCGGCCACACCATAAGTCGCCACAATAACCTTGTTAGTACTTGTTTTAACATCGTCATATTCTTCTTTTCTATCTTTGGTTTTTACTGCGCCCGAAATAAACACACTGTCTGGCAATTCATTAACAATAAATTTTCCAGAGTCAATTCGATTTACCAGCACCAGTGTGTTGCCAGATTCGGCAATTTTTTTAATCAGTTTACTGATATAAATCATGCGGTCTTCGTCAGTGACTAGATAACTTAATTCTTCTGCATAGGATCTAAACTCAGGCAAATCCAACAGTTGGACCACATTGACATGACAGTTAGACAACACTCCCTTTTCCTGCAATTCGTGTGCTTGGATACGATGTACTACTGGACCAAGGCTGGCAAAGATTGCTTGACTTTCGAAATCTTCTTTAGGCACAGTGCCGGTCAATCCCCAACGTACCGGAGCATTACAAAAATTCTGTGTGAGTAAATTTTTCAGTACTTCGGCTTTGGCCATGTGTACTTCGTCAACCATCACAGTTTTTACTCCGTCGAGAAATTCAGCAAGAGTAAGAATTTCTCGTTCAGCATTTTTACTTTTTTTATCTAAAATATTTAGACTTTGCCAAGTGCAGATTGTATGTGTTTTTCCTAGTTCTTTACGATCACCGTAATATACTCCCACGTCCAACCCACAGTTAATAAAATCTTCTTCAGTTTGCTCCACAAGACTTTTATTTGGCACAATACAGATAGTTCTGCCAAATGATTCGCAACATTTGGCCAAAGTGGCAGTGATAATAGTTTTGCCAAATCCGGTGGCAATTTCTTGTAGGCATTGTGGATTTTCTAAAAATTTACTGACTACTTCGACTTGGTCGTCTCGCAAACGAATTGGTTGCCCTGCAAATCTATGCCCCACAGGCCAGCACAGTTCTCCCCAAAAATCTTCTTTTATTACAGGAAATGAAATATTTATAGGTGTTCTTAAATCTTCAACTTCGCTAACTTCGACATTGCTGTCTTCGAGAATTTGCAACACTTTTTCTAATTGATTCAAGTATCCATTGCCGCCTAACCCAAACAAGGTTGTGGTACCGTCCCAGCGGCCAAGCCGATACCGTGGCATGAATTTAGCATAGGGAATTTCGTATTTGAACGAGTTACTGAGTTTTCGTCTCATTTCTAAACTGAGACCTTCTATCTTGATATTAACTTCGTCTTTGATAATTAATTTACACAATTTCTTTTATAGCCTCTGTTAAGGGTTTCTTGTCTTGATGAAAAATAACTAGGTCACAACTCTTGGTATATAGGTTCACCCGATTGGAACCGAACACCGATGACATCACTATCACACTGCGTGGGTGCCACTGCATTTTTAGCAAAAATTTAGGAATTTTCCAGTTGGTAATGCCTACTATGGCTGTATTATTATTTAATGGTTTGTTATAGGCCAATTGGTTGACCATCTCATTAAAAGGTTTGCCGTCTTTATCGTTGTCATATCTAAAATAGATTCCAACCGAATCAACAACATTGTTAACAGTTAATGCAGTATTGAGTTTTTCCAGAATTTTCATGGATTTTTCGATGTTGTTGTCAAACACTATCAACGTAGGAAATCTTTGCAATTTTTGCAACGCACTGACAATTTCAGTCAATGAAAAATCTGTAGGACTAATGTAAACTTGTGATGTTGGTCTAACAGCAATTTTTTCCTCTAGTGACACCGCTGGTGTTTTTTGGAAAAAACTGTCAAAAATTTCATATTGAAACTTGATTTTTCGGTCCTCTAACAAAATATTAGTTTTGTCTAAAGTGCCAATGTCGTTCACCACTGAATTTTTCAAATATTCAGATCCGTTGACATCAATATAGATTTGATCATGATTTGGAGTTTTTAAGATATTGTCAATTTCTTGGTAAACTTCCAAAATTTCAGGTGAAATGTCAAAATTATGACCAGACACCAGATTGACCAAACTGTATAGATCTTTTTCACAATACACTATTTGCCAAACATTATTTTTGATTCTGATCAACGGATTTGTTAAACTTCGTTTCTTTAACTCATCTAATTTTTTTGACAATGACTTGTTGTGATTGAAGCCCAATTCCAACAAATATCGATCTTGAGTTGGTGGTTTAATTAGATGTAGGTATTTGAAATATTCAATGGTTCTAAATTCATGACTCCATACAGGATTTTCCAATAGTCCCTGAAGGCTAGGAAAATGTTGATGATTGTCTTTGAAAATTTTCAACGCAAGATCGGCCTGGCGCTGTGTGAGATATACATTGTGTGCAATCTGTTTGGACAGACTGCTTAGAATTTCATCATTTCGACGATTTATTTCTCGCAATGTTCTTCTTTGATAATATTCATTAAGGATTTGATCTATAGCATGCGTCATAGTACAATTATACACATGTAAAAATATTTTGTCAACTGATAAATGCATTAAATATCAATATAATATATTTTTACTATGACCCGAACAATATCAGTAGTTACCACGTTCCATAAAAAAGGTTATGAAGACTATGGATCAAAAATGATTGATACATTTTTAGCCAATTGGCCAAAAACTGTTAAATTATTTGTCTATGCGGAAAACTGTCAAGTGACACAGTCAGCAGAAAATCTCACAGTGTTTGATTTACATCAAGTATCTGAAAAATTGATGTGTTTTAAAAACAAGTGGCGGAATGAGCCCAAAGCCAACGGTGACATTCGCAATGTACCACGATTGTCCAATCGAAAAGACAGTCATAAACCATTTAAATGGGACGCTGTGAGATTTAGTCACAAAGTCTATTCAATTTTTCACTGTGCAACAGTGTGCAATACTGATCTGTTGTTGTGGATGGATGCAGATATGATCTGTCACAGCAGTATCAGTCACCCACAGATAGATAGCATGTGTAATCCAGGTGCAGATTTGTGTTTTTTAGGACGCAAAGGTAAATTTTCAGAATGTGGATTATATTCTATGAATTTAACATCGTCTGCAACTCAACTGTTCTTAGAAAAGTTTCAATGGATGTATGATCATGCAGAAGACGGCATTTTTTTACAACAAGAATGGCATGACAGTTTTATTTTTGATGTTGTTAGAACACAAATTCAGTTAAAAGAAGTTGACTGGAGTAGTCATCTCATAACAGGAGAAGGTCATCCGTTGATCAACAGCATTTGGGGTGCGTATCTTGATCATCTCAAGGGAAAAAGAAAAGAATACGGTAAAAGTCTAACCACTGATTTAAAAATAAAAAGAACAGAAGGATATTGGCAATGAAACAAACTCATGGTTTTTGGTTTCCTGACTACGACACTCATTTTCCTAGATTGTTGACAAAAAGTTTAAAAAATGACGGAGTAGCACGTTATCAATGGCGTGCCAGAGATGCTGCTGTTGCGGCGTGTGAACAGAAAAGAATATGCATTGATATAGGGGCCAACGTGGGATTGTGGAGTTGTGATTTAGTCAAACATTTTGATCAGGTAATTGCCTTTGAACCAGTGCAAGAATTTATTGATTGCTTTGAAAAAAATGTAGTTGCAACAAACTACACCATGCATCGTATGGCCCTAGGTAGAACTGAATCTTTTATCAACATGAACATTGTTCAAGGTAATACTGGACACAGTCATATCAACAAAGAATCATTTGGCCAGGGTGCTATTCCGTTGAAAACACTAGACAGTTTTAATTTTACAAATATCGATATGATAAAAATCGATGTTGAAGGTTTTGAAGAAGAAATACTAGCAGGCGCTATGGAAACTATTAAATTAAATAAACCAGTACTAGTGATTGAACAACAGAAACACGAGTATCAAGATGATATGATAGATACTCCTGCTATTAAGATTTTGCAAAGTTGGGGATACAACGTTGTTACACAAATCAGCAAAGATTGGGTTTTAAAATGCTGAGTCTTTCTCGCATAAATTGCCAACCTACGCCTGATTCAATTTCTTCGTCGTTCCAGTGACTTTGACTTAGTCTGTTGATCCATTCTTCTCGATCATGCAATACTGGTGTTGTAATCATTGACAAATCTGTATTGCATATTGGCCATGTCTGACTTTGCTGAGGCACAGGGTCAGTAACAAATACCGGAACTCCGTGTACCAAACTGGCCACACCGGGACTGCTGTTGAATGTCACTGTTGCCCAACAGTTTTCTAAATCTTGTAACAGCGAGACATTGGTACTAACTGAATACAAATTAGAAAATTTTAAATGTTCTTGTCGCCGATCACCAGGATGTTTTCTAACTACAATAGGTCTATCGGTAAATTTTCTAATTCGTGCCACTGTGTGATCAAGCCACTGTTGCACATCTGTATTACACATACTCCAACCACTAACACGCTGTAAACAGATTAGAATATGATTGCCGTTGGACCTATAATCTTTCAACTGCACTCCCAACCGTTGACTGATCGAATTCCATCGTTGTTGATCTATCTTGTTGTCAAAATAAAATCCAGTAGTGGGAAATATTCCATTTAAACTATATCTTAGATAATAATTTGCCAGTTCAGCATTAGCAAACTGAAATAGATTACTGTCAATTACTACGGTGTTTTCATTGTTGTCGAGAATACTTCTTCGTAATTTCAAATGTGGTGACGACACATCGGCATGAACAAATCCTTGCATCACTGCAACGTCAGACTTACCTAGACCAAAATCATAAATGTATTGTACCTGATCTCCGCAACGTTCAACGCCTCGACCAAATCTTTTTAACACTTGCAATTTTAAATCATTTTTATTCTTGGGGATCGCTGCTAGATATATTGTTATTTTCATTTAATATTGCCCACGCAAATCCGTTGCGTAATTCAATTTCTGTAAATTGTGCATAACTTAAATGCGC